TGACAACGATAATCTGACATTCAAGGGCAAACGCAGCCTGGTCTACGGCATCCTTAAGGGTGTCGCAGGCATGTAACTGGTCTGCTAAGGCATCAGGCCAAGCCTTGGCCTTTTGAGGCTTACTCTGTTCGCGTTCTAACTGCGCCGCAGCTATCTTTAGCACTTCTGTGCAGGCTATCGCATCAGCGCTTGGTTCAGGCAAACCCTCTAGGTCAAACTCGTTTGCGTCATCGTTGGTAGTCATGGCAGCCTCGCATGTTAATACTGTATTAAGTTTTGGCGGGGTCACGCAGTGCGCAGGATGCGCAGCACTTTCACACCATCCTTGGTCACGGTCTTGGTTTCAAAACACATGGTATTACGCACAGGATCGGGCAGTTTACGCAGGTTATGTATCTTTTGGCGCACACAGCCAGCTTTGTATCGATTTATGTAAATAGACTCACCCACATTAAGCAATTCAATGGGTATTCCCCGATCAGCCAAAACCATGGCCTCTATGTCTTCACGACGTAGCACTATGGTCGTTGCGGGTTGCTCACGCACAGCACGCACAAGGTCAGTTAACAGCACGTCAAGTGCGTTAAAAGCAGGAGTGGGTAAGTAGTCTACTACGTCAAGTAAAACTGCACGAATACGCGCTTTTAAGTTTGGTTTGTCTATGGTGTCCATCGCTGGCCTCAGTCATTAGCATAAGTATTACTATAACACAAGTGTTAAGGCTTGTCAAGGGGGTTTAATGTATGTGTTAAGTTTTATATATGTGTTAAGGCGTGCATAGCATAAGTGTTAAGTTCTATACATGTGTTAAGTATAACATAAGTGTTAAGGCGTGCATAGTATATGTGTTAAATTTTGCATAGATATTAGTGTTATTTTGTTGCATGAGTTGTTGCAAATGTTGCATTTTCGTGTAACACGAAGAGTGAGGCTGGGCGCGGGTTTCCAGGCGGCTGTTGCATTTTGTACAGGGCATTTGCTACATTGCTGGGACTAGACGGGCTATGGCTGCGCGGGCGGTTTTATATATATTTATTCAAGAAAAAAAAATATATATAATATGTATTAAGATTTGTTATATTTATATTAAAGTAAAAACTGCTGAAAATTGCCAAAAAATGCATGTGTTAAAAAACTAATAAAAATATAAAAGGTATAGTATATATATTGTTTTTTTTTTTTCTTGAATAAATATATATAAAACTGCCTGCTATCCTACGCCAGCTCTGGCCTGAGCAATGTAGCAAATGCCCTGTACAAAATGCAACAACTTTTTTCAACTGCCTGGAAACCCGCGCCCAGCCTCGTTCTACATGTTACATAAATTGTTGCATTTTTGGGTGGTGTCCTGTTACAGGCGCAACAACTGCCGTAACACGCCTAGAACGCTAACACATATATTAAAAACATAACACATGTATTAAGAACATAACACATGTATTAAGAACATAACACATGTATTAAGAACATAACACATATATTAAGAACATAACACATATATTAAAAGCAAATTCTTCCTACCACAAATGCAAAGACAAAGCAAGCCCCGCAACCAAACTAACTACGGTCACGCTTTTTGGGGAATGCCAAGCCAAACGGGCCGAGGCCATAAAAACGCCGTGGCTGCGTCGCAGGCAGCGCAGGCTACCTACCCATTATCCACACTAAACAAACGCAACCACGGCCCGTTTAGCAAGCCCTAGGCACAGGCAAAACAAAAAGCCACCCGAAGGTGGCTCATGCACTGCTAAGTTAATACGGTATGTAGTTATCTAACCGATGCTTCCAACACCTCATTCTCAATGTCCACTAAGATTTCTAAAATGGCCTCAACCTTTTTCTTGTTAAGCAGCATATTGATGTCGCGTAGGTCAGTGCATACCGCACCCAACACATCACGCACGCTTCTCGACCTGGACACAATGCGCTGGTGGGTCTCAGTGCCTGGTTGCTTCTGGACATCCGGACCGTTGTTGCCGTCTTCATTGCGTGCGTGCTCGACGCTTTCATCACTGTGCAACTTCACGTTCTGGCCTTCCCTGCACTCAGCCGCAGGTGGTACCAGATCTGCTGGCCCCGCCATGGCATTAGCCACAGCTTCTGATGTCTGAGCGTCAACCTGGGCCGCCAACGCAGCCTTGGCCTCTGCTGCCTTCTTTGCTTCTGCTGCTTTGCGTGCGCTGTTCAATACGAACTCTTTGCCCTCATTCACTGCGCGCTTCACGTCAACTAAGTAGTTAGACACAGTGCCTTTAGTCAAGCCAAAGCCAACGAACGTGTCAGCCATTGCTTTAGTAAACGCGCACGTGCGTGCATCACCCATCACGATCTTATCAGCACGCAGGGCTTTGACCGCTGCTTTGATAGACTCAACACACTTTGCTTGTATAGCTTTGGCACTTTCTATTGTATCACTTGCTTGCTTCATTCCGTGCACACTCGTGGCTAGTAGTTTGATGGTGTCAGCGTGCTTTGCGAACAATGCGGCTGGGCTGACCTGTGCTTTGATGTTGTTACGTGCGGCCATGGTAGTACTCCTTTGTTAAGCATGTTTAGGTTTGTTCATACGGTATGAACTTGCTTTGTCGCTGTGTTTCGTTCAGCGATGACTACACTTTAATACATGTGTTAAGGCTTGTCAAGCCCACGGGCTGGGCTTCTTTATATATGTGTTAGTATTGGCGGCGCAGGGGTGGGGGTAACTGAGTGGGTCTGACCGGCGGGGCGGGGGAGGGGCACCCCCCTATTTTCAGTTTGTGAGGGCCCGCACTATGCACTGTATTCCGCACAAATTGCTAAACCCGCCTTGACATACTTTAATCTTTCAAGCTACAATACCTCCATCACTAGCAAAACCAAAGGAAACCAGCATGGCAAAAAAGAAACCCCTAACGAAACGAACTGCACAACTAATTAGAACATTTACAAATGTAGGCGTAGCAGAGGAGCTTGCCACATCGCTAGCCAAGTTAGTTCAAGGCGAAGAGGACGAGGTAGCTGCCTACATCTCAGAGTATAAGAGCGCTGTTTCAGGACTGTTAGTTGCACTATATGTTGGGCAGAACCCAGAGCACAAAGCGATTATTGTCTCCAACAGCCATGATTCAGCTACAAACATTCTCTTAGAGGCGTATGCTGTTACACAGCTTGACTGGTATCAAGAAGTTTTCCCCAATGCCAATATCGCAAGGCGCTCAGGAGAGAGTAGCTATTGGGATACCCAAGGCTGTGGTGTAGTGTACACTGCGGGTATAGGGAGTAGCTTAGTAGGGCAAGAAGCTCAGTTCTTACTTGTGAGCGACCCTTACGATACGGAGGATTCACTTCGTCCCGTTAATGAGTGGTTTACTTGTGTTGCCAAGCCTCGTCTAGTTCCCGGTGGTAGGCTGTGCGTCCTGCACGAACGAGTATCTGATTTTGACTTAGTTAACAAGTTTAACTTAATAAAAGGACACGACATGACAAAGAAAAAGCCCCAGACCCAAAACACCCCCATGCCAGAGGTCGCCACAACAATAGTAGAGAAAACGGACAACGCACACGCCACCCCACCTGAACTGGTTTCAGAAACTCCAGCCAGTTTTGGTGTAGAACAATTCCAAACACTGTATTGGATGAACTACCTAGGCAAACGTGAAACAACCAGCGCCATGCAGATTGACGGTGTTGGCTGCGTAGTCAAGACGACTACCCAGGACATGGGCAGCCTCTCCGAGGCTCTAGCTTTTGTACCGGGGGTTAAAATTGATAACGTGCTTGAAGGCGGCATAATAGTAGGCCGCAAGCTTGTAAAAATCAAAACGACCTAGGACCGCTATGCGATACTTAATCATTGACCGCGACTATTGTGTCTTTAAAGCCGATGTAATATCAGGGGAGACCAGGCAAGCTCTAAAAGCTGGGCTGATCAGCATCGTTGATGTGAAAAGGATGGAGGGCATGGACATAGACGGTTGGGGGTTTTCACCTGTTCAAGACTGGTCTATTGACATGCTAGACGCTGAACTAAAAGGTGCAGAGAATGAGCATTGAGGAAACCCTAGCTGAGCGTGGTAAGCGTTATGGCAATTTTGATGGCCATGCCTTTATATCGCAGTCACTAAAGGACGTCATGCGAGCTACCCCCAATTGGAACCGTCTTGGTTCGCCTCATCGTGAGGCTTTAGAAATGATCCAGCATAAGGTAGCCCGCATACTAAACGGGGACCCAGACTATGCCGATAACTGGCACGACATTGCTGGTTACGCGAAGCTGGTGGAGGACGTTTTGGGGGAAGGATGAAAGTAAAAGACAAAAATCTGGAAGTAGAAGTCGATGTGTACGAGCGCGGCTGCCTAAACAAGGACTGCTATTGGCCCAGGCCGGACCCTGGCGTATTCACCAAAGGCATTGGCTATAAAAGCCGCGCGAATGGCAGCGTGGGCTGGTTGTGCGGGACTCGGGAAGCTCGGGGCTGCCCTTCAAAAAGAGAGGACTGACACCAAAGAACGATTCAAAACACCGCCCACGCCTCTGAATATGCGCACCAGGGCGGTTACTTTACAATAGCGGCCCAGCTCATTCCTTTGTTCTTGGTTTGGCCTCCAAGAGATGGGCCCGAATTGCTAACTACCAGTGCCGCATAAAACACACTGGTACAGTGCATAAACCGCTGAGCTGGTTAAATTTAATGGCGGAAATTCGGGCAATCGGCTATACACTCTAAAACCGTTGACTAGGCTGTATTTGCGAACTATAATCATTGCAACGCCATGGTTGGTTGCTTATGTTTGAGCCTGATATAGAGATGTACAATTCCTTTGCTGAGGCCCCACCGGACTTTAAAGAGTTACGGGGGAGGGTTGATGCCGCCATCAAGACGATGGAGTTCTTGGGTCAGGAGACCCAGGTAGAAGCTCCTGAACAGGCCGAGGCTCGTGCAGTGTTCTTAGGGGCAGTGCCGGATACTTCAGAGACGCTGCATAAACCCGGTGTTATTCTGGGCTTGAAGATGCTGTTGTCCGAGTACGATAAGCAGGTCGTTACCAACGTCGCTCAGCTGCGTACCTTCATAACCAATAAGCTGATTGAAGAGAGTGCCAGCCCCGATGCACGGGTCCGACTAAAGGCCCTAGAGTTGCTAGGCAAGATAAGCGATGTTGGGCTGTTCACAGACAAGTCAGAGGTGACGTACCGGCATAAGCCGACTGAAGAGCTTGAGCGACTGCTGAGGGAGAAGCTGGCTAAGGTGCTCGATGTAGACCCCGAAGAAGAAAATAGACGCAGACTCCGGAGTGTGGGGGAGCAGAGCGATGACGAGTAGTCTGACCAGCAAAGACCTCGCCGAGATGGTAAAGGGCATGAGCCCCGAGGACATGCTGCGCACCTTGGAGTTGATGGAGGAACTAGAGGCTCGGAAACGCATAAAAGTGTGCCAGGACTCGCTCCCTGCGTTCGTTTTGGAGATGCAGCCCGACTACAAAATGGGTATGCACCTCAAAAAACTGTATTCCCTGCTGGAAGACGTTGAGGCTGGAGAGAAGGATAGGATAGCCGTGTCCATGGGCCCTAGGTTTGGCAAAAGCCTCGCCATATCCATACTCTTCCCTGCCTGGTACTTGGGCAGGAACCCCACCCACAAGATCATTATTGCTTCGCACACGGCGGACTTGGCTGTTGATATGCTGAGAAAAGTGCGGAACATCATGCAGTCTGACCAGTATAAAAGCATATTCCCTGAAGTGCGTATCGCTGCGGATGCCAAAGCCGCAGGTAAATGGAACACCAGTCAAGGCGGCGAAGCTTACGCGGTGGGTGTTGGCGGTGCCCTAGCTGGTCGTGGGGCGCATTTACTGATAACTGACGACCCTTTTTCCGAGCAGGATATCATAAACGGGAACTATGGCGTATTCGACAAGGTATACGACTGGTTCGCCTACGGAGCTAGGACCCGCTTAATGCCTGGGGGCAAAATATGTGTGCTCCATACTAGATGGTCTCAGCGGGACTTGATTGCCCGACTACTAAAAGACGGAGCGTTGAATCCTCAGGCTGATCAGTATGAGATGTTTGAGTTCCCTGCCATACTCAACGAGGGCGAAGAGAACCAGAAGTCTCTGTGGCCAGAGCAGTGGTCGTTAGAGGCCCTGCTTAGGACCAAGGCGTCCATGCCTACCTTTCAATGGAACGCTCAATACATGCAGGCGCCGACCAACGCCGACAGTGGCATCGTGCCTAAGAGCTGGTTCAAGATATGGGAGAAACAAGACCCGCCTAGCTGTGAGTTCATACTCATGTCACTTGACGCCGCTGTAGAAGCCAAAAAGCGTTCAGACTTTAATGCCCTGACCACCTGGGGGGTGTGGTTCAACGAAGACACTAGCCGTAATGAGTTGATCCTGCTCAACAGCCTGAACTTTCGTGCGGAGTTTCCTGAGCTGAAAGATAAATGCAGGCAGGAGTACGAGTATTGGGCCCCGGATTGTTTCGTTGTCGAAGCTAAGGCCAACGGAGCGCCGCTGATACAGGAGTTCCGTAATGCTGGGGTCTATATACAAGCTTTTGTACCACACAGAGGCACAGGAGACAAAACCGCCAGGCTAGGTGCTGTCGCAGATATTGTACGAGACGGGGCTGTATGGGTGCCCCAAACACGGTGGGCTGAGGAGTTGGTGGAGCAAGTGGCAGCGTTTCCTGGCGGAGATAACGACGATCTAACTGATTCAATGGTCATGGCATTAGCACGGTTCAGGGAAGGTGGTTTCCTGTCTTTGACTAGCGATGAACCTGAAGATGATACATACTACGACAATCGCGTTGTCAAATACTACTAGGAGCCATCATGATTGAGCGTCGTATACAGGAGTTAGAGACTGAAAGCCCTGAAAATGGGCTGGAAGGCGGTTTGGAGATTGAGATAGTCAACCCCGAAGATGTAACTATGAACGTCGATGGCGTAGAGATTGACCTCATGCCCGAACTAGAAGCTAAGGAAGGGGCTGAAGTACACGATGCCAACTTGGCTGAGTTCATGGACGACGACGTACTGATGACCCTAGGTGCTGATCTGCTTGAGGATGTTGACAATGACATCAGGTCTAGAGGTGATTGGGCTAAGACTTATGTTGAAGGGTTGCGGGAACTAGGCCTTAATGTCGCAGAGCGCACCGATCCTTGGCCTGGTGCTTGCGGTCTGCATCACCCTATGCTGTTGGAAGCTGCTGTCAGGTTCCAAGCTGAGACCATAATGGAGACTTTCCCTGCCAGTGGGCCAGTTGGCACAAAGATAATCGGCAAAGAAACAGCCGAAAAGATGGAGTCGGCAAAACGAGTTAAAGAAGACATGAATTACCGCTTGACTGAGCGGATGTTGGACTACCGGACTGAGCACGAGAAGCTGCTGCTCAACCTCGCACTGGCTGGCTCGGCTTTCAAGAAAGTCTATGAAGACCCGGCTATGGGCGGCCCTGTGAGCATATTCGTTCCCGCTGAGGACTTAATAATCCCTTACGCGTGTTCCAGTGTGACCCAGGCCTACCGCAAGACGCACAGAATGCGTAAGACTGAAAACGAAGTGAGGAAACTCCAAGTTCAAGGGTTCTATAGAGATGTAGAGCTGCCCGAACCGACCCTGATGGTCAACGAGATTGAAGAGGAGAAAGCGGAGAAGGAAGGCGTTGAGATGACGGACGACGACCGCCATACACTCTACGAAATCCATTGCGAATTGGACTTACCTGGTTTTGAAAACGAGGACGGTATAAAGCTCCCATACGTCATAACAGTGGATGCGTCCAGTGGGATAGTGCTCTCCATATACCGGAACTGGCTTGAGGGGGATGAACTATTCTTGCCCCGCCAACACTTTGCCGGGTACTCTTACGTGACAGGGTTCGGTGCTTATGGCTTTGGTTTGGTGCATTTGGTTGGGGCCTTGGCTAAAGGCGCTACTAGCATACTTCGCCAGCTTATCGACGCTGGTACTCTTTCCAACCTACCTGGTGGGTTTAAGACAAGAGGGGCCCGCATAAAGGGTGACAAAGACCCTATCAGACCTGGCGAGTTTAGGGACGTAGACATAGCCAGTGGTGCCCTGAAGGATAACATTGTGCCACTGCCTTACAAAGAGCCGTCACTGGTCTTATTCCAACTGCTGAACGCCGTCATTGATGAGGGTCGCAGACTAGCTGCCACTGCCGATATAAAGATAAGTGATATGAGCGCTGAAGCTCCTGTTGGAACAACTCTGGCTCTGTTAGAACGGCAGCTCAAGGTAATGGGTGCTGTGCAGGCTCGGGTACACGCTGCCATGAAGGAAGAGTTCAAACTGTTGAAAACGGTGATCCGGGACAGCTTGCCGACCACCTACGAATATGAACCCGACTACGGGGAGCCTACGGCCATACAGAGTGACTACGATGCCGTAGACATAATCCCTGTATCTGACCCCAACGCTACTACCATGACACAGAGGATCGCTCAGCTGCAAGCGGTAGTACAGATGGCACAATTAGCTCCTACCGTCTACGACCAAGCGGAGCTGCACCGTTCTGCTATTGACTTGATAGGCTTACCGAATGCGCAGAAGATAGTGCCTTTGCCTAGCGACAAAGTACGTAAGCCCAAGGACCCTGTCAGCGAGAACATGGCGGCCTTAGTTGGACAGCCGCTCAAAGCCTTCATGTACCAAGACCATAGGGCGCACATCGCTGCGCATCAGGCGTTCCTAAGTGACCCAGGAATGCAGCAGGTATTACAAGGACCAACAGGTCAGACCATAGCCCCCAGCTTGATGGCGCATATACAAGAGCACATGGCTTACCAGTACAAGCAAGAGATCGAGGCTTTGTTGGGCTTCCAGCTCCCTGACGACGAGGAAGGCATGAGCGAAGTCTTGGAGAAGCAGATAAGTGGTGTTATGGCCCAAGCAGGGGAGGCTCTGCTCCAGCGCAACCAACAAATTGCACAGCAGGCTCAGGCGGAACAAGCTGCTCAAGACCCAGTGCTACAGGCTCAACAAAAAGAGTTGGAGCTTAAAGAGCTTGAGATGCAGCGCAAAGCCAAAAACGACGAGTTTGATTACACCGTTGCGCTGGAACGGCTCGCCGTTGAAAGAGAAAGGTTGGAGGCTGAAGACCGCCGTATTAGAGAGAAGCAGCAAGCTCAAAATGCGAAGGACGCAGCCGATATAGCGATTAGAGCAACTAAAGGGGGTAATGCATGACTGAAGCAGAGTACATTTTAGAACACGTTACCGAACAACGTCTGGCGGCAGAGCAAGCGCTCTGCTATGGCCCACTTTCGAGTGAAGCCGAGACCCATACCCTACGGGGGATCGCAAAAGCCCTGTTAGCAGTCGAGACGTTCGTAAAGGATTACCAAAACCAAAACGTAGAGGAATAAATGGAAGAAAAAGTGAAGCCAAATCTTAGCCAACTACCAGACCCGGTTGGTTATAAGCTTCTCTGTGCCTACCCAGAGATAGAGCGTACCTACAAGAGTGGCTTAATAAAAGCGGACACTACCGTATACGCTGAAGAGGTCACTTCGGTCGTATTGTATGTAGTGAAGGTTGGGCCGGAGGCTTACAAGGACACAAACAAATTCCCTTCAGGCCCATGGTGTAAAGAGGGCGACTTTGTTGTGTGCCGAGCTTACAGCGGCACAAGGTTGAAGTTGGATGGTAAACCATACGTGCTGATAAACGATGATATGGTTGAAGGTACTGTAGAAGACCCGCGTGGCATAACGCGAGCATAGGGAGAGTAGCATGAAAGATTGGCAAGAGGTCCCAGAACCAAAGCAAAAGTCTTTAGAAGACATCAAGCAAGAACAGCTGGAAGATAGAGAGCGCAACGCCGTAGAGCTTGAGATTGAAGGCGAAGAACCCGAAGTACGGGCACCTAAAAAGACAGCTAAGGAGCCAGCTCCCGAAGTCGAAATAGTTGACGATACCCCAGAAAACGACAAAGGTAGAGGGCGTGCGGCCCCTCCTCCAGAGGTTACTGAGGAAGAGTTGCAAGGTTACAGCGAAAAAGTCAAGAAGCGGATGAGCCAACTGACGCGGGGCTATCATGACGAGCGTCGGGTCAAGGAGCAGGCTCTGAGGGAACGCCAAGCGGCCGAGGAGTTTGCTCAGGCCCAACTGAGGCGTGCCAAAGAGCTCGAAGCTAAATTGGCCGAGCTGGAAACCCGCGCCGTAACTGCTTCTAAGGGCCAAATCGAGGCGGAGCTGGCCCAAGCAAAACGTGACTACCGTGAGGCTTATGATGCAGGCGACACGGACAAATTGGCTGAAGCCAATGACCGGGTAATTGAGCTTCGTATGAAGCTAGGGGAAGTTGATCGGCCCAAGGCTCCGGTGGTTGAGAAAGAAATCTCTTTACAAGAAGCCGCAGACAGTGTATACAGTAGGCAAGACGTATCTGAGCAAACAGTACACGAGCCCGACCAAAAAGCCATTGCCTGGTGTAGTGAAAATCCGTGGTTTGGTGCGGATCGCTTGATGACACAGTTTGCCCAAGGACTGCATTTAGACCTAGTAACCAAAGGTGTTGACCCTAGGTCGGACGACTACTACGCCACCATCAACAAGCGTGTGCGTCAGGCTTTCCCAGATTATGACTGGGCTGACAATGACCTTGAGGACGCTGTGGTGCCAGAACCGGTTGCCAAAGACCGCGCAGAAAAAAAGCCAGCAACAGTTGTGGCTGGAGTTTCCCGGGCTACCCCCGCACGAAAAGTGAAATTGACTCAATCTCAAGTTGCGATTGCTCGTCGATTGGGAGTTAGTTTGGAAGACTATGCCCGACAAGTAGCTGAACTTAATGGAGGCCGATAATGGCAGACGAAAACACTCGAACAACCAGAACACCTAGAGACTTGATCAGTCGTGAAAGCTCCAAACGCCGTTGGGCACCCCCATCGCTTTTGCCAGAGCCTAGACCTCAGGAAGGCTACTCGTTCCGCTGGATACGTATTAGTACTAACGGCCAGGTGGATGCCAATAACATCTCTAGCAAAATCCGTGAAGGTTACGAGCCTGTTCGTGCGGTGGACCACCCAGAGTTGGGCCTATCTGCTATTGATTCAGGGCGTTTTCAAGGCTGTGTCGAGAGCGGTGGCCTTCTGCTTTGCAAGATACCATCCGACATGGTAGAGCAACGCAACGCTTATTACCAAAACCACGCCCGTATGCAAGAGCAGGCGTTAGATGAAAACTTTATGCGCGAAAATGACCCTCGTATGCCGCTTATTTCAGAGCGTAAGTCGAAAGTCACTTTTGGCTCAGGTAACTAATTTAGGAGAACCTTATGAGTACTGTAGCTGCTCCCTATGGTTTGCGTCCGATCAACTTGATTGGTGGTTTGCCCTATTCGGGCTCTACTCGCCAGATCAAAATTGCTTCGGGTTATGCGACCAATATCTTTTACGGCGACATTGTTGCCATTGCCACTGACGGTACCTTGGTTAAGGTAACCGCTACTGGTGCTGACGCCACCCCTAACAACTTCCCTGCTGGTGTAGTTGGTGTGTTCTTGGGTTGTGCTTTCACACAGACCACAGGCTTGAAGTATTTTGTAACCCAACAAAACTGGGTAGCAAGCACCGTGGCCAATGATGCTGTAGCTTATGTATGCGATAACCCCGATGCACTGTTCCAAGTGCAGGCAAGCGGTTCTTTGGCGCAAACCGCCTTGGGCGGCAATGTTGCTGTTGTTCAGAACGCGGGTGACGCAGCTTCCGGTATGTCTCGTGTAACTGTCAACGCCGCTACTTTGGCCGCTTCGACCTTCTTACCGTTCCGAATTGTTGATTTTGTACAGTCTACAACTTCGCAACCTGGCGACGCCTTCACAGACGTCATTGTTAAATTTAATGCTGGCATCCATTCGTACAACAGTGCGACCGGTGTGGCTTAATTAGGGGGCTGAACCATGTCTACTATTTCACGCGCACAGCTGCTTAAAGAGCTGTTACCTGGTCTTAATGCTCTGTATGGTATGGAGTACAATAAGTACGAAAACCAACACGCTGAGATTTTTGAGACCGAGACTTCTGATCGTTCTTTCGAGGAAGACCAGAAGTTGTCTGGCTTTGGTGCTGCACCGGTCAAGAGTGAAGGTGCTGCGATTGCTTATGACACCGCCCAGGAAGCGTTTACTTCCCGTTACGTGCATGAGACCATCGCTATGGGCTTCTCAATCACAGAAGAAGCGATTGAGGACAATCTCTACGACTCTTTGGCTTCACGCTATACCAAAGCCTTGGCTCGCTCTATGGCCCACACTAAACAAGTTAAAGCCGCAGCTATTCTGAATAACGGCTTTAGTGGTAGCTTCCTGGGCGGTGATGGGGTTAGCTTGTTCGGTAACAACAGTGGTGGTACCCGAGTAGGGCACTCTTTGGTCGGCGGCGGTTCAAACTTCAATAGCCCGGCAACCGGGGCTGACTTGAATGAGACTTCTTTGGAAGCAGCGGTTATCCAGATTAGCCAGTGGACCGACGAACGTGGTTTGTTGATCGCTGCTAAGCCACGCAAGTTGATCGTGCCTTCTCAATTGCAGTTTGTTGCTACACGGTTGCTTGAGACTGAGTTGCGTACATCTTTGAGCGCCATAACTACTTATGCCCCTAACGACATCAACGCGCTCAAGACTAACGGGACTATCCCCCAAGGCTATCGAGTAAACCACTACCTCACTGATGTCAATGCTTGGTTTATTTTGACTGATGTGCCTAATGGCTTGAAGCACTTTGTTCGTACCAAGATGGCTACTAAGATGGATGGCGATTTTGATACCGGCAACGTGCGCTACAAGGCTCGTGAGCGTTACTCCTTTGGTTGGTCAGACCCTCTGGCCGCTTGGGGTTCCCCTGGAGCTTAAGTCAGCACAGAGACCACCCTTCGGGGTGGTTTTTGCTTGACCGACTAACCACTTATTTGCATACTAGAGCTAAGACTAATGTAGGGGCCTGATAATGAGTTTTTCTCCGTTAACCGATACGGGAACCGGTAGGGTATCAAAGTGGGACGCTACCGCCAGCGCTGCGCATGTTACTATCGTAAACCAGAGCACGCAAGCGAACGGGGTGCCTGTTGATACTCTATCCGCGCTTGGCACGCCGCGCAGCATTGCGATTGGCGCATCCAGTATCAACCTGGCTTTGACGACTACCTGCCGCCGGATTAGTATTTATTCAACAGTGGCAGCGTTTTATCAGGTTGGGGTCGGGGCGCAAACCGCTACAACCTCGACGCACTTCATCGGACCGGGGGAGCGCTTAGAATTTGATATTGCCGCGAGTAGCCAGATCGCGGTTGTACAGTCCAGCGCTTCTGGCACGCTATACATTAGCGAGTTGACCGCGCCATGAGGTTGAGAGCTACTCGTCAACCGCAGCGGGGTGATTTGCGCCAACGCCGCTTACCGCTTGACTTTTTGCCCTTTGCCGCTGCGGGGTTTGCTTTGCGCCGCTTGCGCTGGGATTACCTTGGGGCGGCAATTCGTGTGCGCCGCTCAAGTGACAATGCCGAGATGGATATTGGTTTCGCAGATGTCGGCCCAAATCTTATCTCTAACGGGGACTTTGCTAACGGCGCAACGGGATGGACGCTGGGCAGCGGCGTTACCGTGACGGGCGGCGCGGTCAGCGCGGGCGGCGCTACACAGATTGCATTGCAGAACTGCGGACTGGTTCAAGGCCGTACGTATTGGTTCAGTTTCGACTTCAATTGCACCAGCGGCAGCAGCATTCGGGTCAACAACAGCACTGTGAATGAAGCTGCGACTGTCTATGAGCGGACTTCCGTTGTTGGCCGCAGCGGCACGATCCAAGGCGCTTTTGTGGCTGTCAACAGCACGGGGGTGTTCTCGATTGAAGCGTCCTTCGCATTTTACGGCGGCACTATCGACAACGTTGTTGTGCGTCAAGTGTCAGTCGGCAGCACCGATCTCAACATCGCCGCACTCGCAAACTTCATAGCGCCGAGCAACACCTCACAAGCGGCAGTGCCGAGCGGATTTGTCCCGACATGGTACGATCAGAGCTTATTTGCACGCCACGCAACGCAGACGGGTCCGGCGCTACAGCCTCGCATCGTCAATGCGGGGGTTGTCGAGACTAAACTTTCACGTCCGACAGTTCGGTTTCTTGGCGGAAACTGCTGTCTTACTATAGCAAACCGTCCTTTAACATTAGCTTTAGACTTGTCTGTTTCGTCTGTGTTTAATGCTGAGACCTCGGATAATTTTGAAATGATATTCTCGCAGTCAAACGGGACAGGAGACGCAGGGAACGTAGAGCTTCGACGAAGAGACATTAATGATTCACTTGAAGTAGTATATGGACCCTCACAGGCCGGATTTGTGCGTGTATTAACGGGGGCAATAAACAACGTAAATCATATTATTACTAGCGTTCGTCGTTCAGGAATTGATGTAAATTCTTGGTTTGAGGGGTCGCTAGCAGATTCCGCCCTCAGCGCAAACGTTACTCCAATTGTTGACAGCATAGCAAACATAGGAGGGCGGGGCGGCTCGCTGTGCATGAATGGAACAATATCGGAGTTGCTTCTATTCAAAGTCGCTTTGACCGATGCAAGCAGACTATTACTCGAACGAAACCAGGGTGCTTATTACGGCATTGCCGTGGCTTAAAGGAAAATAATGAAGATTTTACAGTTCAGATGCTTGCAAGACCCGCCCGCGACGCAGCTCAAACAGCTAGTGATCGACCAGGCAAATACTTGGTCTCGCTTGCAGCGCCTGGGCAACGACCCGAACTATATGACAAACCCGTTCAGCGTTGATTTGTGGAAGCCTCACACGACTATTGCAGGTCTGCACTGGCTCGATTATGATAGCATTTACAACAACTTAGGGGATGACGGTAGAATTATAGCTGAACAGATGTTGGGCGATGGCCCAATGCGCGGCATCTTGAAAAATGCACCCCTGGTCAACGCACTGCCAGATTCAAAATTAGAAGTTGTTGAAGTGTTAGACCTGGTGGCGGCTGGCTATTTACCCGAACCGATGGAGCCATAGTATGTACGCAGCACTTTACAAGGGCAAAGGGAAGTTGTTCAACAAGATCACGCGATGGGGTGAGCAAAGTCCATATTCTCACGTTGAGCTTGTTCACCACGACAAAGTTTTTTTAGTGACTAATGGGATGTCGAGCAGCTTCATGGATGGGGGCGTCCGTATTAAGCCCATCGTATTTAAGCGTGAGAACTGGGACTTTGTAGATGTTAGCGTTCTTGTGCCAGACCCCGAATCCGTATTGCAATATTTTAGGGACAAAAACGGTTCGCCCTACGACACCAAAAACATCATCCGTTTTGGCTTTGCCCCAACAAAGCAGAACGTGAACAAGTACGTTTGCAGTGAGATTTGTGCTGGCGCTCTGGGCTGGTCACAGCCTTGGCGGTTTGGCCCTGCGCTATTTGCTGCCAGGGTTGTGGATGAAGTGAACAAAGCGCACGGCAGCACGCTGTACACAATCGCTGAAAATGGCAGGGTTGCGCCGATCGTTGGGCTAGAGACTCCGATTTGGGTGGTTTAGATGTCAGACACAGGCCTTGTTTACCAACTTGCTGCGGACCCGATTATAAGTGGAGCCATAGTAGTCGTTGTCGGCGCCGTACTAGGTGCCGCAGGCTACAGCATAAAAGTGGCAAGGTGCTTGATTAAGAGCAACAAAGATGCGATAGAGGCTTCTCGCAAAGAGACCGAAAAGATAAGCAAGGGCTTAGAGCAATTGACCACGGCTTTTAATCAGCTTGTTGAGCAGGTTAAGGGCATAGATCGTAGGCTGTCCTACCTAGAAGCCTTTGCGGTAACGATTAAGACGCTAAAGAGCATTGAGTTAATGATGGCGAATATGGGTGCCGAAAAAACCGCAGACGCCCTCCTATCAGCAATTAGCACGATAGTCAAAATGAAAGAAGAGGAAGGCGGGCAGCAGACGAAACATAATAGGCGCTGTGACGATATGGGCATGTAATACTTTTGAACGGATGAGGTCTTATATGGCGTACAAACCTAAGTACTTTACTATCCAAGAACTCGTAAACCCACGATTTTTAGAAGAGATGACTGAGGAGCAAGTTTGGGGTTTACTCGACGGCGATGCTCTCGAGATGCTTGACGCCCTGCGTGAGAAGTTTGGGCCGATTACAGTTAACAACTGGAGTTTTGGTGGTAGGTTTAAAGATAGCGGGTTACGCCACCCAGAGAGCAAGGTCGGGGCTAAAGCTTCAGCACATAAGCAGGGTAAGGCTTTTGATTGCAAGTTCTCAAAAGCAAAACTATCGGATGTACATGCCTATATTCTAAAGCACCAAGGCGAGGTCCCGAAGATCAGAAGGCTTGAGTGCCTTAGCGCTACACCGACTTGGCTTCATTTTGATACCCGAGACAGCGGCAGGCCGGGCATACACGTCTTTAAACCTTGAGGAGCTGCTATGAATTGGTCAGGAGTCGGTTCTTGGTTGAAGGAAAATGCTGGTGCTGGGGCATCGCTGGTTGGCAGTCTGTTGACCGGCAATGTCCACGGTGCTGTAGCAGCGGGGGTGGCTTTAGTGAGTAGTGCCACGGGGACGAATGACCCAGAGCAAGCCCTTAAATCCCTACAGACTGACCCGGCAACATTGCTCCGTCTGCGTGAGTTGGCCTTGCAGGAGGACCAACAAATCCGGCAGCACATACAAGCCATGGAGGAGCTCAGAGTAAAGGATGAGCAGGCCGCTCACACTGAGCAGCAGCAGACTATACGTCAAGGAGACCGCGCCGAAGACGAGTATGTGAGGCATACGCGTCCGCTGATGGCCCGACAGAGCTGGTATGCTACCATGGCGTACATCATTGTCTTTGAAGCCCTACAAGCCTTCGACGTAACTTCAGGTGGAGGGGCTACTTGGGATTTGGCGATGATCCTAATTTCACCAGCGGCGGCTTATTTGGGGTTTAGGTCATTGGATAAGTTTAGGAAGAAGGGCTAAGACGATGAGCGCCAATATAGTGAACTTGGCAGACTATAAGGGTAGGAAAGAGGACAGTGAAGAGAGCCTTTCTGGCCCAGCCCGTTGTTTGCAGTGCGACCATACTTGGGTTGCGGTGGCGCCTGTTGGGATGCGCTGGTTAGACTGCCCCAGTTGTAAATCGAGTAAGGGCCACCTTGAGGGCAGAGTAAACCGAGGTGAGTTTGATTGGTTCTGTGGGTGTGGGAACGATTTGTTTAGGATATGCGAAGAAAGTGCGTACTGTACCGTGTGTGGGACATTGGTCGAGGGGGCCCACTTTGATTGAGGGGGAATTATGGCCAAGAAACCTGTTAGTAAGAAGTCAATGCCGTGCAATGTAGCTAAACGCACACCCGGGCACCCAAAGAAGTCTCATGTGGTTAAGGCCTGTGAGGGTGGTAAAGAGAAGGTAATCCGTTTTGGGGAGCAGGGTGCCAGCACTGCTGGTGCGCCAAAAGCAGGTGAGTCTGATAGGATGAAGAAAAAGCGAGCCAGCTTCAAGGCTCGACACGCCAAGAACATTGCTAAGGGCAAGATGAGTGCTGCGTACTGGGCAGACCGAGAAAAGTGGATGATACTACCAATTGGTGGCATACTAGGTCTTCTTCTTTCGGGGAATTTTTTGTGCCAAATGGTAACCTTAGTATAGAATCACTCTGCCCAAGATGCCAGTTAGTCCGCATGGTTCGTGGGGATGTTGTTAGAAAAGCCGCTAGGCTAGGTAGGGCTCTGTTGTGTAAACCATGCCGCAACCAGGAAAGATTCGAGTCAAAAGACCACCCAAGAAAAG